AAAAAACGAATGCGATGGACTGAATTCGGACTGCCAAGATGCATACATTGGGAAAAAGTAGCGGTATTACCATTATGTTACGAATATTGCAGCAACCCATCCAAACGAGTTGGTAAATGTTGGTCCCTGCAATACAAAATTCCAACAATACTAAAAATTTTACACCCAGCAAATTTTTATCCTTGGCAACGTGAAATTATTGAACAAATTGAAACCGAACCCGACGATAGAACCATACACTGGTTATGGAGCACCAGCGGAAATATTGGCAAAAGCACCTTTTGTAAATATCTAGCGCACACTTATCAAGCAGTCCTCTGCGGCAAGGGTGCTTATTCAGATATAATGAATATAATGTTTAAAGCTGATATGAACAGAACAAACCTTGTCGTATTTGATTTGCCCCGAAACAACGGAAATAAAATTTCCTATTCTGCATTAGAGAGCATTAAAAATGGTCTCATAGTTAATACTAAATACGAAACTGGCAGTAAAATATTCAACGCTCCTCACATAATCGTCTTCTCTAATATGATGCCGGACGTAGCCGCTATGTCAATGGATAGATGGTGTATTAAATGTTTAGATTAATCAGGATTTTCATATAGAGCACATATGTGCCCTATATGAAACATAGGATGGTAGGGCATCCTTGGTTTCTAGGAGGGTGTTCTTACGAACAACAGTTTGACGTCATCCTCGCAAGCGAGGATAGACGCAGCAAACTCTTGTCCGACAAACACGGCGACGGACAAGCACTACGCATACGCTCCGTGCTCCCGTCGCAGGTTGATGCCCCCCCTGGGGGGCATCAGCGTTATTTAAAAAACTTATTTTTAAACGTCATAGAAATATGGGGTTGCAACATAATTCAACGTGACAGCACCAACAGGCAACACAACAGCAGAACTCATTGAAGTTGCTGATAATGCCATCCAGAAAGGAAAATCCTCAGCAGAAGCTGCGGCATCCGAACGATAGTTCAATTTCTTTCCCTTTCCAAAAGTCATAGTATAGTTAAAAAATACATAACTTTCGGCTAGTCCCTCCGCATTCGTCGCAGGCGACGGAATGTAATCCGTAGAGACAGCACGTTTAAAATCTTTGCGAACTACAAAGCTCTCCTTATTCCAAGGAGTATTGTAGTCGCCGACCGAACCTGTGTATGAAGCACCAGGTTCTAACATAGAGGTGTAATTAGGATTAATTGTTCCAGTTGTCAAACTTTGAGCATCCAATACATTACGTTGTCTTAAAATAGCAGCACGTATAAGAATACGACTAGCAGCACCACTTCCAGTAGGAAGTGTCATTTTAAAGTAACCTCGGATAACAATTTTCTTTAAAGAAATTTCGTTACCGATACGATTATTCTCGCCAGTTCCCTGAGTTATCTGTGCAAGAATTGGCTGCACGTTTGTTAAACGTGTAGATGCAGTAATATCCGGACGAATATCATTGATATTTATCGCTAATGGATTTCCAACTTTTAACTCTCTTTGCTTATTGAGCACCGACAGCACTCGCTTCGCAAACGACATTTTAGCTTTATTAGCACCTCTCCGAGCACCCTTACGATTTCTACGAAAACCTTTTGGCATCATATATAGTAGGTTTAGAAAATAAATTTAGCTAAATAAATTAATTTCCTAAAAAAAGACTTAAAGAATTTTCTCCTACTAGTATATAATGTCGCTACCTGATTTAGAGATATTAGAGACGGGAGAAGGGGGTAATACTATTAACCCTTCTCCCTCCCCTCCACTGCAACCTTTGCAGCACCTCCATCACACTTTTACTTGGAATAATTACCCTAATGAAGCAATAGAGATATTAAGGAATTTATTCAATCATATTGCATATGATTATGTTTTTCAAGAAGAAAAAGGTGAGAGTGGGACACCTCACCTGCAAGGCGTTGTATCGTTAAAAAAACGAATGCGATGGACTGAATTCGGACTGCCAAGATGCATACATTGGGAAAAAGTAGCGGTATTACCATTATGTTACGAATATTGCAGCAACCCATCCAAACGAGTTGGTAAATGTT